TATTTTAAAGCCTTATATAGATGCAGAAATGGAGCAAAAAGGTGCTGTATTAAATAATAGGTTTGTTAGTCCTGATATAAAAAATAATATAAGACAAATAATGTCAGGTGATTTTGACGAAGAGCCAAAGGAAAGTACAGAACAACAAATAAAGAACCTAATAAGTACAAACCCTGAATTAAAAGATAAAACTGTGGTAAAATGGGATACAGCAAAAGATCTATACAACAACAATAAATTGCCAGAAGGAGATTTTCTTTTTGTAGAAAAAAATGGTCAGGTTGTAATAAAAAATACTCAAAGTTTAGATGGTTCTAGCAGTGGATCAGTGGAAATGCCTACGGATGTTGAACTTATAGCATACATAAGAGATAAAGATAAAATACCTGAAGGTAATAAAAACTTTAATATTCCCAATTCTGAACTTCTTAAAAAAGCAAAGCTAGAAGCAAAGGTTATAAAAATAGGAAGTGACAACAGAGAAGCTGCGTTTCAAGGTAAAACAGAACTTACGTATGAAGAGTGGAGGAGGAGCATTGGTATTTTTAAATTTGATGCTTTTTATGAGCGAAACCCAGGTATACCTAGAAATGATTCTGCTTGGCTTGCTGCTCCAGTCTCTAGATGGCTTACAAAAACAAATAAATAGGAATATATATAATGGGTAATGGCTCTCCATACACACGTTCTTTTGAAGATATCTTTGGTGAAGAAAAAGAAGAAGAGAAAAACGTACAACAACAACAACAAAAAGTAAACTCTACATACTCACGTTCTTTCGAAGATATTTTTGGCAAAGAAGAATCACAATCAACAAACGTAAACGCAGCTCCTTCTGCTAGGGGTGTGTATGACTTAGCTGACGATAATAACTTTGCTGTTGTAGGTAAGTATATGGACCAGCGTTTTGGTATGACTACAGAAAACCATGAACGCCAAGAGATAGTTGACGCTTATATAAACAATATGCGTAAGTTTAATTTTGGTCAGTCTGTTACTACACTTGGTGAGTTGTCCTATTTAAATGCAGCTAAAAGAGATGAAAATTCAGAGCGTTTAAACACTGCAGCCTCCGCGTATCAACTGTTTGACAATATGAAAGGTGCTTTTGCTGAAGGCACTACAGGAATGCAAAAACTTGATGCTGTATACGATTACGGTAGAGCATTAATATGGGACCCAGTTAACCTAGTGTCTTTTGGTATTGGTAAATTAGCGGCACAAGGTGGTTTAAAGGTTGTAAATCAATCTATTAAACAGATGGCTTTAGAATCTGCTAAAAATATATTAGGGACAAAAGCACTTAAAAACCCTAAACTTTTACAAGAGACCGCTATACAACAACAAAGATTAATACGGCCTGGGGTAATGAAACAACTAAGGGGACAAGAAGCCATTAAAGAAGCTTCAAAAAGAGATATGTTAGGTACTTTTGGAGCAGAGACTGTAGCGTCAGGTCTTATAGATGGTGCTTATCAGACTTCTTTGCGTAGAGTAGACTTACAAGATCAACATAGTTGGCTACAAACAGGAATAAACGCAGTAGCAGGTGCAGCAGCTTTTGGTGGTATATATGGGGCTATGCGGTATGTATCTAAAAAAGGTGCAAGAACTGGTGATAACATAGGTTTAGCAGCTAAAGCATTTGATGGAATGGCAAAAGAAAAAGCTGATGCACTAGCTTTACTAGGTATAGATACAACAAAAATAAATGCAAAGAAAATGAAAGAACTAAAAGCTAACCCTGATAAATTTATAAATGACCTAAAAGTATCTAGAGAAGCCCAAGAAAAGTGGACTCAAAAAGTATTAAATGGTAGTATATCAAGAGAAACGGCAGCAGGGAGGGAGATCACAGATGATGTATCTATACTTAACTCTTTTCTTTTTGGTGAGCTAGACGAAACAACAGGTCAGGGCTTTAAAGGTATACAACAGATTTTAGAAGAATATGAAATTAGAATGCCTCAAGATAGAGGTGGTGCAGTTAACTTTACAGATTGGTTAACTAACACAATAGATGAATTACCTAAAAACGCCCAGGATGAAATAAATGGAATATATAGAGTAACACTGGGTGCTATTAAAGACTCTTCTTACACAGGTAAAAACTTTACAGGAAAAGGACAAGGTGGAGAAATATTAGCTAAGGAAATGAGTGAGTGGGCAAAAAGAGGCCACACCTTAGCTATGCTATCTAAACAACTAAAACAAGTGGCAGACGTAACAGATGAAGATGTAGTTATGCAAGCCGCGAAGATGCACTTAGATCCTGCTTTACCTGAAGGTGCTTTTACAAAAGGGCTGTTAGGAGCGCAAGGACTACAACAGTCTTTTATTAAAGCTCTTGTAACACACCCAGCTACTGTAGGATTGAACGTAGTAGGTTGGCAAGCTGCTTCTACATTACAATCTTCTGCAGATATAGTAAGGGGTACTTTGTATGGTGGGGCTTCGTTCTTTAACAAAGTAGCAGGTAGAGATGTTCAAGCTGCAGAGTACGCTAATATAGGCAAACTTATGATGTCTTTACAGCGTCAAAAAGTAATGAATTTAGTAGATCCTAGAGCTACAATGGATGAAATGTTAGACTATATAGCATTTAACCCTAAAGCAGGTAAAGAACTATTTAGATATATATCAGGTGGTATAGAAGATGATGCTGTGCTTAGGTCTTTGTTGGATGTAGGTCCGCTAACCGAACAAACAAAAAAACAAATAAAAGAAGGCTTCGGACAAAAAAGTAAAGTATCTCGTATTGATAAAGTAATAGATGGTTTTCAAACTATATATGGCGTTAAAGCGCAAGACATATTAACTAAGTCAGTTGAGTTTATGTATAACATAGATAAACAAATAAGAATAAACCACGGAGTAACTTACAAAGAGTTTATATCTAGCCCTAGACTCTGGGAAAAAATGGAAATAGTAGACCCTAAAAATCCTGCTGCTGGATGGGCTGCTATGCAAGGTGCTGCAGTAAATGATACATTAAAATCTGTGTACGCTAAATCTTACGGAAAAGACTTAGACTCTAAATCTGGTGTAGTTAAAATTATACCTTTTTTAGCTAAGGGTATTGAGGAGATGCGTAGGATACCTGGAATAGGTGCCCTTGTTCCTTTTGGGCAATTCTTTAATAACACACTAGCTCATATGTTTGATTATACTGGCATCAGTCTTATACATAAACCTTTTGCTAAGAGCAGCACAAGCTATATGGATCTAACAACAAAAGCGGCAATTGGTTTATCTGTAATTGGGGCTACAGCAACAGCACAACGCAAGAACGTCGAAGAAGGATTAGCGTGGCATGAAGAGCGTATTTCTGATGGCACAGTAAGATCCAGACTATATGATTTTCCTTTTAGTTTTTACAAAGCTATAGGTGTATTAGGTGTACACGTATCTAACGGTGACGGTGTACCTAAAGACTTGTTTAAGGATATAGTTACACAATTTGGTCCTTCTGGATTGTTGAGAGGCGTAGGTGATGTAGGAAAAGGTATGTACGCTGCGTTTGAGGAGCTTTTTACTAATGAAAATGTTGATGTATCAGCTGCACTTACAAAATCTATAGGCGGTGCTGTGTCTATGTACGCTTCAGGTTTAACACGACCTTTAGATCCTGTTAATCTAGTAGTAGGTATATCTAGAGGAGAAAAATACGTAGAGCGAGACAAAAACCAAGGCACTAAATCTTTAAACTACTCTATGCGTTACTTAGATCAGATATTTGAAGGACTAGGAGCACCTTTCCCTAAATTGTTAGGCCAGGAAGTACCAGAAGAGAAAAACCAACCGCTAACTTCTGAAAAAGGTAGAGCACCTATAGGTAGATTGTTTGGCTTTAGAGAATCAAATAGACAAAGTTCTATGCAGAAAATGTTTAATGAAGTAGGTATGCCTCAATGGAGAACCAACATTAAGTCTTACGTACCTAAAGCGGACAACGCATTTGATGGTGCTATATCTGACATAATAGAGTCCAAAGCAGCTACTTTAATTGATTCACCTGTATGGAAAACGTCAAGCTTAACTGATAGAAAATACCTTATAAGTAAAATACTAAGTGGATCTAAAAAAGAAGCTACTCAAAGATTAGAAAACTCTTATAGCTTAGAAGACAATAGAATGGCATTGCTGTATAAACTAACTAAAAGAGGTGGAACAGTAAGCAAAAGAAATCTACAGGAGTACATGGCAGATTTAAACATTGAAATTCCTGTAGAAGAACTTACTTTAAAACAACTGAGACTAATTAATTCTTATGCTGAATCAGATAGAAAACAACAAAAAGATTTAAATCTATATGTAAATTAAACCTACATCAACCCGTGTCTGTCTTTACAAAGGATACACCAGGATCTAGCTTCAATAAGCCTACGCAACGAACTGTCACGTTCATCTGAGTTGTGTAGGTTTTTTATTATAAACGCCTCTGTTTGTTCAAAGATTGCATTTAGGTTCTTATCAAACTCTTTACGCACATCTAACCTGTATGATTCTGCTTCTTGCTCAATGTTCATTTAAACTTCTTTCTAAGTACTCTATTGCTCTTTGTAAACAATTTACGTTATCACCAAATGATCCTAAGCCTCTATTACATCTGTGGCATAACCAACCTCTAAACTCGTTACTTGTGTGACAATGATCTATAACCCAAGGTTGATTTCGCTTACCGCCATAGTTTTTTACTTGTTCAGATTTTTGTCTACAGATAGGACAAACGTAGTCGTGTGGTGTTGGTGGGTTTTCTTTACGTAACTTATTTCTAATTACCACCATCCCGTTCATACATTTTCTGCACTCAGGTCGAATAAGACCACCATTAACTGTACCAAAAGCATCTAAGGGTTTTATCTCGTTACACTTAGTACATTTTTTATTAGACCCTTCTTTTATTTTATTTGGTAAACACTCAAATAACTTTAACTGCATTAATTTATGTCCACTATCTCACACACTTCACCTGTACAAGCAAAGGTCTGGCTAGACTTAGTGGTGTCCTCTGCCTCAAACTCAGACAGTTTAGCCCAATCAATCGTTTTAGGCATAACATCTTTCAATGCTTTGTATTCTTCCTTACCACACTCTTGATACGGTGCTTGTTGGTAAGTATGATCTGAGTGAGGCAGGAACGACACGCCACTCATCTCATTGAAGTTCCTGTATACAAACGCCCCTACGTCTAGCCATTCCTCGTCTCGTACTGTTATAGTAACAGATGGTTTATGTTCCGTCCAGTATCTTTGATAAACTAACCACAAATCTAACTGTTCTATAGCTGTCATATCGTTCCGTGTAACAGACTTGTTAGGTGCCTGAACAGGAAAGCTAAACACTGTAGTATTTTCTGGTTTCATAACACACGGCTCTGCTGGTATACCTTGCTCTACCATAAACTTAGTTAGTGGATCTTTGTTATCACCACGCACTGTACGTATGTAGTAATTAGAATGTCTAGCGTGTATACCTGATGCACTATCTACTAACTGAGATACTGTACCTGAAGGTTTACAACAAGTAATAGCTGTACTCTGAGGTATACCTAGAAGACCTGCCCATTCTTTGTTAGTCTCAATAGCTACGTCTTTAAGTGTTTCTAATGTTTCTTTTAATCCTTTATTAGCTAAAGTCATAAGTGGGTTATCCATTATGCCTGTAAGACTAACACCTAATAATCTTTCTTCTTCACAGTTATTCTGCCAAGCCTTACGCAAGTACGGGAACTTAGTGTAGTTAGACTGTATTGTACCTATAATAGTAGCCACCTTAACCTTCTGCATAATAGAGTTTACATCATCTGTAGAACGCACTACTACCTCGCTAAGGTTACAAAATTCCTGTGGCCTCAAGCTGATCTCACTACAAGGATTTGTACCAAACTCAAAGTTAGGATCACGTCTACCACTACGCACAGCTAAGTTTTTACACGCTTGTCTGTTAAACACACCACGTTCCCCTGACTTACTCTCAACTAGAGCTACCCACTCACGCATGAATGTCATCATATCGGGTTTCTCTGTATAACAAACTGAGTTGTTAGCTAAGGCTCTGTGTGGACTACTTTCCCACCAGTTACCACTCTTAGCGTGTCGCATTCTATCGTCAGATAAATTAGATAAACTAATCATGGCTGACCTACGTACACCACCTACAACTACTACTTCCCCAATCTTACACATTAAATCGTGGCACTCTATAGAGGCTAACCTTCTACCTTGCGCTCCTTTAAATATAGCCACAGTAAAGTTAAACAAATCAATGAGAGGAGCAGGACCAGATGCACGACCACCAAACGTTTTAAGCCTAGCACCAGCAGGTCTAACAGCAGACACATCCCACTTAGGTATTTCACCAGCATATAGGAGTACAATAACTTGACGAAGAGCCTTAGCCCAACCCTCTTTACTATCCTTGACGAAGACCGTAGTTCCACTATCAGTGAGGTCAGGAACATCAGGCAACCGCTGAACGAACTGCCTCTCGACACTGAAGCCAACTCCAGTACCACAGAGGAGGATGTACATAGCCTCATCAAAGGCCTGTACAGTATCTACGGGTAAGTAACTACAGTTATACATACAAGTATTATCTCTAGCTGCAGCTGGACCAGCAGTCATCATGGATCTCATACTAGGCATAACACTAAGGTCTAGTATAGATTCTTGTATTGTGTTGTATACACTATCGTCTTCTATGTACGGCTTAATGATGTTAGTCATATAGCGGTCCACAGTCTCACCCCAAGTTTCTCTTCTGTTCTCAACTTCTAGCCAACGAGCATAGCGTGATGTATGAATAAAGGCTTGGTAATCTGTAGGTAAATAGTTATTCATGTCTAGTCCTTTTTTGCTATAATTAAATCGGATAGGTCTGGTTCTTTGTAGTCTGGCCCTTTTAGAACCTTACCATCTTCTCTAAATATAGGCTTACCATCACGCCCTAACTTACTCATATTACTTTTGTGTACTCTAGTAAAAGCTTCACCTACTACTTCAGCAGTGTACAAATTAAAGTACCTAGTGATACTTTCCCTAGTTTTATCTATCACTTCGTTTATCTTAGCTAACTCTTCTTCAGATATAAGATCACCTGCAAACTTAGGTGTAGTTAACATCATGCCATTGTATACATACATAACGTCACACAACTCTTTTAAGTGTGCTGGTGTTCCGTAGTCTTCTGCACGTAGTTCAACTAACTCTTCTTGTATTAAACTCATCCACAGACGTAGATCTAAAGATCCTTTAAACGTATGGATAAACTCTTTAAGCATTCCTTCTTCAGGAGTTATTCTTATTTCAAACTCACTCATCTTTGCCTCACTAAAACATTAGTTGCTTTTACGTCGTCTATATCGTGTATCATATTATGAATCATATCATATATATCTTCTGTATGAAGGTCTTCTGCTGCACTTAAAAGGTTATTAGGTTCGTCTACCTCTACAACTAGAGTGACACTAAACGTCTTCATTTATGAACCTCTTTATATTTTTTTATTAATCTTTGAAGATACCATTCGGCTTTTTCTAAATCCTCTAAGCCATTCTTATATTCGAACCGCCACAAGTATTTAAGTATAGCACCTGCATGATACGCATACTTTTGATCCATTGTAGTTATTAAAGCTTCAATGGCTTCTATGCATTCCATCGTACCGTTTTGATTATAGTGTGCAGGTTTTTGTACTGGGTCATGCTTACTGTTAACATAATCGCCTTCTTCGTCGTACTTAACCCCATCCCATTCTGTAGTACTCCATTTAGCCATTATGCAGAACCCTTACTAGGAGAAAATATACTTATCACGTTGTTGCCTCTTTCTAGTTTTTCTTTTATCTCTAAGTCTTCTCTTACAAAGTTTAAAAACTCTTCATCATTATTCAACAAATGAGTACAGTGCATTAATAAGTGAATCATAGTCATAAAATAATTCTTTGTTTCTTTAGGATCTCTATTACTAGGACTAACCACTGCATTCATTTCAAATCTTTCATCCCATTCATCGTGTGTATTATGCTTAGATGCAATAAAAGCTAACAAATAAGTGTGGTCACTTTCTTCTTTACTTTTCATATTGCTTTTTTCCTTTTGTGTTTTAACTTTATAAAACGTGTCTTAGTACAAATACCTTTTTCGTTTAACCATGATGCAGGTATATCTTTATGAGACCATAAAAACTTATTTTTATCACACCAATCTGCGTAAGTAGTCTTAGACCCTTTATACAATTTTGTACGGGCATTACTAAAAACAAAACGTATATCTAATTCAGGGTGTTGTCTTCTAACACACTTATGTTTGTGTCTATCTTCAGAGTCAAACAAACCTTTAGCTTCAATCAAAATACCATTGTCCAACAAGAAATCAGGTGTGTAAGTCCTATAACGTAGGTCTTCCCATTCAACCTTTAACTTTTCATATCTGACTTCTTGTTGGATTTTTGATAAGCTGTCTACAAGTCTGTCTTCTAAACCGCTTCTATAGGTGTTCCACTTAGGATTGAACCTAGGCTTCATCAGTAGCGTCTTCTTCTACCTCATCTTCTGGTGCTTCTTCGGTGTCATCTGCAGACGCAAGTAAAGACGCTTTAAGCTCCTGCCTTTTAGCTTCTCCGATATTTAACACACAAGCTAACTGGTGGTTTATCTGGATTGCCTGTGAGTTAAGTGTGTCTGATGTGACACGATTTATTTGTATTAAATTAATTAAACCTTTTTGTTCATCTGTCATATCGTCTATTGAATATATAACGTCATCTACTGTTACTGTATTTTCTTGCTCTGCCATTTTATTACTTTCCATCATTAATTAAAATATAATCTACTAAAGGTTTATCTTTAGCTTGTGATACCCTTGAAGGTATTCTTTTTAGTTGAGGCCAACACTTTGTTTTAAAATTACACCAGCCACATGATTTGCCTAATTTAAGATTGCCTGATGCCTTTTTTCTATAATATTCAGGTACAGAAGTAAAGCACCTTTCAAAAGGTTCGTCGTTATTTATGTATGCTACCTTCTCTTTTATGTCTTGTAGTATTACTTCTTTGTTTGCAGATGAAACAGATACATACTTAAACGCGCCATCCTTTTTATTGACAACCCAAAAACCCCCTACATCTTTTCCTGCTGCAATAGCATACCCTACAAGTTGAGGTATGTAACCAAAGTCGTCACTCTTTTCTAACTTATCAAAAGATTCAAACCTCCCATTGTATGATACATCTGAAGCAGACTTAACGTCATCTACACTACCGTTAAGTATCATATCATATTCACCTTTAATAATCCCAAGATCGCCTAAATCTAATTCAACATTGTCGTTATCGTTAAACTCAACGTCAGCAGACCTAAGTAAGCCTTTAAATACAGCTTCTATAATGTCACCTGTAATCATGTTAATTAAAAAGCTAGGAGGGTAAGGTGCCTTAGCATCAGGATCATTCTTTTGAAACCACAGCTGACATTTAGGTTTACCTATATTTGACATCCGCAATCTAAATATATCTCGTGGACCACCTGAAAACTGTTTAAACATTGCAGACTTTACATCAGAGGCGACCTTATCAGCCACCTCTTCTGAAATTGTAGTGCTTCCAGCTAATGCATTCTGTAAAAATAACGATACTTTTAGCTCAACTGGATGCATTATACGGACTCCTCCACATTTACCATAGAATTAATAAGATCTGAATCATCCATAGTAAAATCACCAGAGGAAAGATTGACGCTATTCCACTCACTAAGAACCCATTCATTCTGTTTATTAATCCAATCCATAAAGTTCTTGAGTGTCTCATTGTCACCTTCTTGTATTTCGCATGGCTTGTCTTCCATAGCTTCAAATACTGCATAAGGTTTACCACTAGACCCAATACGTTCTACACCTGTAAGTGTAACAGTACTCTGTATAGGTAATAAATTCTTACGAGAGAGACTGCTATTAACGTCATTGATAGACTTAATAGACTCACCAGATCTAATCTCATAGACAAATGGATACCATTCATCTGTATGATCAGGGCTTACATTACCTTCACTATCTACTGGGTTATTTAGTTTTAACGTACCTAGTAAAACCTGCGTTCTTCTCGATGTACGCATTGCTTGTTGAATATTAGCTGGCAACGAATGAAAGTCTGCTACGTACCCTGCAGGTCTACCACAATTAAAGCCACCCTTACTATCTTTAAGGTCTGTTTTTAGGTCAGTAGCCATGACGCTTTTTATGTAATTCTTTTCTTCGTCTAACCACTTACACCAACGCTGACGCACAGCAAATGTACGTATTGTTACCGCGTCACTATACACAATATTATCTTCACTAAGTCTAAGTTTAAATGAAGTACCTGGTACTATCTCTGTCTTAACTTTCTTTCCGTTAACTTCTACAACGCCCATAATAGCGTCATTTAATACGCTGAGGTTAGCTAAAGAAGATTGTGATGATGAGGCAGATGAACCACCTAATTGTGGTATGCCCATCATTTCTGCTATTGATGTACCTTCATTAGGTACGAGTGCTATGTCTGACATTTGTATATCCTTTTACTGTCAAAAAATGAAATTAAGTTATACCATTAAACGTCTTTTGTGTCAAGCCAATTCGGGCCAATTTTAGCCTCTAAAAGTAATGGTACATTCATAGTTACACCATACGCTTCCTCTATAATATCATTAAGATCACGGTTAAGTGTGTCTATTATAGATGTAACATATGGTACTTCTTCTGGGTGTACATCAACTACTGTTGAGTCATGCACCGTGTTAACTAGACAAGACTGTAATTTACTTAGTCTTTCTTCTAGCTCTACCAATACAAGTGGCACAATATCCCCTGTGCTGAAACCTTGTACTGGGTAATTCTTAATCATAGTGAAGCTAGACACCCCACCATTCTTTCTACGCTCTACACCAGGAAAAGCATACTGCCTACCGCTAGGTGTCGTAATCTTCTCAAAGCGTAATGCTTCTTCAGCTAACTCTTGATGCCATGCAGCTATACCTTCATACTTCTCTATAAATTGTATGTAGTACGCTTCTTCAGCCTTACTTCTACCGTACCCTGTGGCCCCGAAGAGAGGTGCAAACGTATGCTGCTTTGCCTCCACACGGCTTGTAGGCTGTCCTGAGTCTGTGATAACCTTAGCGGTGTAGGAGTGTACATCAAACCCTTGGTTGATCTCAGTAATAGCTACAGGGTCCTGTGAGAGGAATGCAGCTACGCGGAACTCTAATTGAGCAAAGTCTGCCTCTAATATTTGACCTCCATCCCATCTAGAGATAAACACTTTCTTAACGGGAAATGTATTACCTCTAGGCATATTCTGCATATTAGGATTACGCCCTGAGAACCTACCTGTAGAGGTAATATGTTGTGTGAGATTTACGTGTAAGAAATTATCTTGTTTAGTAAATACATCTATGCCTTCAACAAAAGAAGATAGATAAGACGACACAGCAGATAAACGTTTAAGATCTGTCAAGAAATCTATGGCTTCCGTCATACCTTTATTCTTAGCGGTAGATATTAATGTCTCTAAATTACCTTTTGATGTACTAAAACCATTAGCACTAACCCAAGACTTTCCTGGAGCAGTAAAGCCCAACCCAGCTAAATGATTTAACTGTTTAAGTTGGTATCCCCTAGCTGTACAATCCTTACATTTATTAGGTTTGGCATACTTTGTTCCATCTTTCCTTACTTTATAGGTTTTGCCTTCACCCTTACATACAGGACACGTAAACGCTTTTGTCCTTCTTATTAATTTACTGTTAGCTTCTACTGCTTCTTTATATTCAGCAGGAGTTCTAGTATACTCAAATAAGTCAGCCCATTCTTTCTTGTTGTTTATCTTACGGCTAAATATAACTTGAGACATTTGCTCTGGAGAGTTTAAGTTTATAGGTGTGTCACCCATCAACTCTTTCACTTTATGGTGTAGCCGCTCTTCTATGTTAGCCTTTTCTTCTTCGAACTCCTTACGTACTTGTACAAGAGCTTCTCTATCTACTTTAAACCCTGACATATACATACGAGTAAGAGTCTGACAAACCTTAAACGTGAGATCTCTTACAGTAGTCAAACCTTTTGATTCATCTAAAGCGTAACTCTTGAGTTGGTGTTCATACAAAGCACAGGTCGTATCTAAGTCACACCCTAAGTAAAAGGTTAACTCGTTAAGAGGTATCTCATCTGTGTTGTAGCCTTTCTTGAAGTACTCCTTTAGTGTATCGTCTTTCTGAAAAGGTAAGTGCTCCCTGATAGCACACTGCTCTAATGAAAGAGGCATCTTCTGGCCTCGTATAAGAATGTATGCCGCTAACATTGTATCCCATACAGCTCCGTCATATGTAAATCCACTAGCCCACAGCCACATCAAGTCGTACTGGGCGTTGTGCATAATGAGTAAGGTAGTCTCGTCTAACGCTTGCTGTACTAACTTGTAGTTAGCTCCTGTTTGATCTTTGTATTCAGTGTGGTCGAAGGTAAGCATAAAGCGTTCTGTAGGTATATCTACGTTCTTGAACCCTACCTGTACTAGAGAGTTGGTCGGCTCAAAGGGATCTAAGTGTTTCTTACCACCACGTTTAGTTACTGTGTTCTCTACGTCTAATACTAATCTCATTAAGCTACACCAAGTACTGGCTTCGATTGCCATCCAAGTTACAGTGAATAGTACCATGCCATCCACCTGTTAGTTTATTCTTAGCTACTACTAAGTGCCTTTGTGTG